ACCATGTTGGGACGAAGCACCTGCTGTCTGAGAAGGGTTACGACGAGTTTCCGTTTATGGTGCCTCGGTTCGTGAAGGACAGCGTGTCGGTGTATGGGCGTTCGCCTGCGATGAATGCGCTGCCTGATGTGAAGATGGTTAACAAGATGTCTGAGACGACCATTCGCGCGGCTCAGAAGCAGGTTGATCCGCCTTTGATGGCACCTGATGACGGGTTTATGCTGCCCATTCGGACGACGCCGGGGTCGTTGAATTTCTATCGTGCTGGCACGCGGGACCGTTTGGAGCCGTTGCAGATCGGCGCGAACAATCCTCTTGGTTTGAACATGGAAGAGCAGCGGCGGAATGCGATCCGTCAGGCGTTCTATGTGGACCAGTTGCTCTTGTCGCAGGGTCAGAACATGACAGCGACTGAGGTGTTGCAGAGGAATGAGGAGAAGATGCGGCTGCTCGGACCAGTTCTTGGTCGATTGCAGTCCGAGTTGTTGCAGCCTTTGATTTCGCGTTCCTTTGCACTGCTGCTCCGGAACGGGTTCCTCCCTCCCGCTCCGGAGCAGCTTCAAGGTCAAGACATTGAAATTGAATACGTTTCTCCGCTGGCGAAGGCGCAGAAGCTGACTGACTTGCAGTCGATGTTGCGTGGTTACGAGGTGATGATGCAGGTTGCTGAGATTGCGCCTGTGATGGATTACTTGGATACGGATCGTTTGGTGAAGTATCTGGTCGAGACGACTGGTCTTCCGGCGCGGGTTATTCGGTCGGATGAGGAGGTTGCGCGCATTCGCCGTCAGCAGCAGCAGGCGGCTGAGGCGCAGGCGGCACAGCAGCAGGATATGATGGCGTCTGAGCAGGCCAAGAATGTGGCTCCGCTTGTGAAGGCTGTCGGCGGGCTTGGTGGCGCATGAAACAGATTGACGACTTGAAGCTTGCTTATCGGCGCACGTTTAACACCGAGGACGGTGAGCAGGTATTGAAGGATTTGAAGGCTCGGTTTTCGTTTGAAGCCAGCACGTTTGTTCCGGGCGATCCCCATATGTCCGCCTTCCGAGAGGGCCAGCGAGATGCTGTGCTTTTGATCGTCCGGATGCTCTCTGAGGAAGGCAAACCCAAGTAAGGATATGAGATGAGCGAAGAGGCAACCCAAGACATTGGGTCTCAAGAAGTCGCTGAAGTTGCAGCCGTTGGGACTCAAGAAGCGCAAGCTGCACCTACAAGTTTCCTTGATTCCATTTCCGAAGAATATCGGAATAATCCAAGCATCAAGTCTTTCACCAACGTCAACGACATGGCGAAGACGCTTATTCATGCGCAGCGTATGATTGGTGCTGACAAGATTGCGTTGCCCGGTAAGTCCGCGACGGACGATGAGTGGCGTGCGATCTATCAGAAGCTTGGTGCGCCTTCTGATCCGAAGAATTACGAGATCGGCAAGACGGAAATCCTTGGCGACGCTGAGTTGTCGGAGTTTCGGAACGCTGCGTTTCAGGCTGGTTTGAACAATCGTCAGGCTGAGACTGTTGCGAAGTTTATGGACCAGACGCTTGGTCAGGCGCGTGCGCAGTTTGAGCAGCAGGCTGACGAGGCTCGTTACAATGGTGAGCAGGAACTTCGCCGGGAGTGGGGTCAGGCGTTCGATCAGAGGGTCGAGTTGGCTTATAAGGCTGCGGTAGATACGCTCGGTTCGGCTGATTTGCTGGATGAGATCAAGCTTGCTGACGGTCGCATGCTTGGCGATCACCCTGCGATTGTTAAAATGTTCGCGCGGATTGCCGAGCAGCTTGGTGAAGACAATCTGATTGGTGATACGTCTGAGATGGTGATGACGCCTGCTGAAGCGTCTGAGCGCATTTCTGACATGACTAGACGGGGTAGCCCATATTGGGATAAGATGCACCCTGAACATGACAAGTATGTTCAAGAAGTTTTGAGACTTCGTGAATACGCTTGAAGTGGCGGATAACCGTGAGGCCCGCAGGTCAAACCTGTAAGACAGGTGGAGTGTCTGCCCTAAGCAGAAAGCGCGGCCCCGCATGGGACAACCGAGCGTAGCAACCTGAAACCTTTGTTGGAGTGAAAGACTGATGTCTACTCAAATCACTACGGCATTCGTCAATCAGTTTTCCTCGAACATCCAGATGCTCTCGCAGCAGATGGGTTCGCTGCTGCGCAATGCGGTGGATGTGGAAACTGTGAACGGCGAAAAAGCCTTCTTCGACCAAGTGGGTTCGGCAGCAGCCGTCCTGCGCACCACCCGTCATGCGGACACCCCGCTCATTGACACGCCGCACAGCCGTCGCATGGTTACGCTGTCGGACTACGAGTATGCCGACCTGATCGACGATCAGGACAAGGTGCGTCTGCTCGTTGACCCGACTTCGACCTATGCCCGCGCTGCTGCTGCTGCAATGGGCCGTGCGATGGATGACGTTATCATTGCTGCTGCTCTTGGCTCGGCCAAGACGGGCAAGGATGGCGGCACCACGACTGCGTTCGACACCAGCAACAACCAGATCGCTGCAAGCTCATCGGGTCTGACGCTGGCGAAGTTGATCGAAGCAAAGGAAATCTTGGACAGCGGCGACGTTGATCCTTCGATTCCGCGCTACATCGCAGTTTCGCCCAAGCAGATTTCTGATCTGCTGAACAGCACCACTGTTACTTCGTCGGACTTCAACACCGTGAAGGCTCTGGCGATGGGTGAGATCAACAGCTTTGTTGGTTTCAACTTCATCGTGACGAACCGCCTCGGCGTTGACGGCTCGTCCAACCGCCGTGTCTTCGCTTGGGCGATGGACGGTATCAAGGCTGCAATCGGCAAAGAGCCGACTGCTCGCATTGATGAGCGCGCCGACAAGTCGTATGCGACCCAAATCTACTACTCCATGACCCTTGGGGCGACCCGCATGGAAGAGAAGAAGGTCGTCGAAGTTCTCTGTGCAGAATAAGGAGACTGACTTATGGCTACCGTTTACTCCGCACAGCGCACGAACGCTCTTGCTGTTCCTTCTGTCAACAACAAAGCCAACGAGCTTGGTGGTCGCATTCGTGTCGCACACGGCACCTATGAGGCTGACTCGCTTGCTTCCGGCGATGTGATCGAAATGTTCGTGCTTCCTGACGGTGCGCGCCTTCTTGAAGGTTCGCTTGCTCACGATGCACTTGGCGCTTCGACCACGCTGTCGGTTGGCTATGCAGCGCACGCTACTGCTGCTGGCGCGGCTGTTTCGGCTTCGGCTGCTGCTTACAAGGCTGCTGCTGCTTCGACTTCGGCACAGAAGGTGGACATTCTCGCCACCCTCGCGCTGGGTTCGGGCACCGAGGTTGACGCCAACGAAGATGGCATGCCTGTCACGGTTACGATGGGCGGTGCCGCAGGCACTGGCACCATCGAACTGACGATCAAGTATGTCGTTGACTGAATAACACGGTGGGGGCGGTGTAAGCCGCCCCCATTCGCCACAGGAGGTCGGCATGACAAGCACGGTTGATATTGCAAACTATGCGCTGAATATCATCGGTGCGTCGAACATCTCCTCCTTTGACGAAAACAGCAAAGTTGGCCGCTTGGTCAACCAGCGTTACGAAGGTGTGCGCGATGCTGTGTTTCGGTCTCATCCTTGGAATTGCTTGATCCGCCGCGCAGAGCTTGCGCAGGAAGTTGAGACGCCGACCTTTGGGTATGCGTATCAATACAACCTGCCGACTGATCCGTTTTGCCTGCGTGTTTTGGAGTTTTCCAACGGATCGTTGTCTTATCCGCAGGACAACATGACGAGCAACACTGGTGGTCCGGTGTATGTGATTGAGGGTCGTAAGCTTCTTACGGACGAGGGCACGGCTCGGATCAAATACATTGCTCGGATTACTGATCCGCAGCAGTATGACGCGCTTCTGATTGATGCTTTGTCGGCGCGGCTTGCATCTGAGATTGCTTATGCGGCGACTGGTTCCACGACGGTAAGCCAGTTGGCAGATGCTTTGTATCGTGACAAGCTGCGCGAAGCTCGGTTTGTTGATGCGACTGAGGGTGCGCCGCAGAAGCTTGAGGCCAGCGACTTTATTGAATCGAGGTTCTAATGCCCAGAGCCGCGCCAGCTTTAAGCTCGTTCACAGCAGGTGAAATTTCTCCGCGCCTTGAGGGGCGCATTTCTATTGAGAAATACCGCGAGGGCTTGTCTGACATGGTCAACATGGTGGTCATGCCGCATGGCGGTGTGACCCGTAGACCGGGCACTGAGTTCTTGGGTGAGGTGTATGATAGCAGCGTCAAGACGCGGTTGATCCCGTTCCAGTTCAAGACCAGCGACACCTACATCCTTGAGTTCAGCGACGAGATCATGCGGGTCTACCGCAATGGCTTGCAGGTTTTGACGGGTTCGCCAAAGACGATCACGGGCATCACACAAGCTGATCCCGGCGTATTTACGTCGAACGCTCACGGCTTTGCGAATGGCGACGAGGTGTATGTCAGCGGCGTAGGCGGCATGACCGAGTTGAACGGGCGCAACTATCGTATTGCGAACGTGACGACCAACACTTTTACGCTGACTGACTTGTTCGGAAACGACATTGATACGTCGGGTTTTACCGCTTTCACTTCTGGTGGCGAGGCTGAGGCGATCTACCAGATCACCACGCCTTATGCCGAGGCGGACCTGTTCGCGCTGAACTATGTGCAATCGGCTGACACGATGTATATCGTGCATCCCAGCTACGACATTCGCACGCTGACGCGCACTGGCAGTGCTGCATGGTCGTTTGCGACGGCCAGCATTACTGGTTCGCCCAGCCCTGCCTTGAGCGGTGCCAATGATCGGCCCAGCGTGGTTACGTTTTTCGAGCAGCGGTTGGTGTTTGCTAACACGAACAACAACCCGCAAACGATCTGGTTTTCGAAGAACGGCGATTACCTGAATTTCACGGTCGGGACGGC